GGATTCAAAACCAGATTCGTAGAAATATGGAGGAATACCCCGAGTTTGTTTTTTGCAGATATAAGTGAATCCGTCATCAATGTAATAAACCACATCACCCACATTGTAGGTTGTGGTTAGATCGAATGTGCCTTTCCAAACTATTTGCATCTATCAAACTCCCCCAAATGGATTTGGATAAACGCCAGGAATAATAAATGCATCACTAGCAGACTCGCCTTTTCTAGAAAGACAATTCAACTTAATGCTGGTGGTCTTACCAGAAAGTGCCAAATCACTACCAATTTTGGTTTTCAGAATCACATCACCAATAGCAGACGACACAACAAATCCACCAATTCCATAAACCTCATGGACACAGTTTCCCATGACCTTGGTGTATTTGTTGCCTATTATTGTTTCGCGATAATCGCCAAGAACAGAAACATCCCATGTTCCATATACGATAGCCCTAACATCTTTTAGTGCTTGTAGATTTACGTTACCGTCAACTTGAAGATTTAGACTTCCGCCCGGAATACCACTACCAACATAAATGCTTGCATCACCATTTACAGTTATTTTTGCTGCACCATTTATCTGTACAAAATCACTTCCTGCTATCAGTTCATAGTTGTTGCCAACAATCTTGTGAACTCTCGTTCCCGATGGATTGCCTGCAAATCCATTTGCAACTTCTTCAAATGATCCACCGGGATGATATGTGTGGTGTCTTTCTTTGCCTGACGTATCATCCCACTCTTCCACCATACCAGAAGCCGTGGCAAAGACTTTGTTGTTTGGATATTGTGGGTTGTATGGAGTTTCTGGTTCGGACCAGCGTTGTGTGTCAAGAGCATCCCATGCGACAGGGACTAACTTCGTGGTTCCGTTCTTTTTTGACTCAACAATAGTCTTGTCTGTGTGTTCTCCCGTGGCAAGAAAGTTGACATCGCTATGCTTTGCATCGACGTATTCTTGTGTGGGGTAGTTTCCTGATGGATCGTTGAACCCAACCTTCTTATCTGATATTTCTTGTGGTATGCCACCAACAGAAAACATCACAATCGGTTGTTGTGCATTGATTCCATCTCTGAAAAATCCAAACACATGGGTTCCCGTCAAAAGTCCAGTTGGAGATTTTCCAACTCCACTTATCGACGCGCTAGTGATGTCTAGCAGTGGATGCGCCCAAGGCAGATCTTCCGTTGGAAGATTTTTCTTGTTTTCGGGATGATATCCGAAGATGCGAACACGAACTCTACCGAGTTTTAATGGGTCATTTGTGTCTTCAACGACACCAAACCACCAAACAAATCCAGTCTGACCCATTATGTTCATCTATCATCGGTTCCTTTCAGAAGTACCGAAGTTTTCATTGCCCCATCTCTCCCAATCAAGGAGTTCTTCCTTGGTGTAAGGCAACTTCCACAACTTTTCTTCCGTTTCTCTTGGCGTAATTACCTTCTTTTCGGTTTCTTCCATAGTTCAACTCCATTTCAAATAGTATTAAATCTCAAAAACGTCAGGGATTCCTTTAATCAACGAATCCTTAGCCAACTCCAACGTGGTGTTGTATCCATCCTCCCTATTTATCATGTGCTTCATAGAGACGATGATGTATTTGCCACTCAAAAACATGTCTTCCCAATCCTTTTCATTGGTGTCAAGGAATCCTATTTTCGGTATCTCAAAATCGATGACATCCAACAGACGCAGTGTGGAGTTTCCATTTACGAGCAACGACAACTTAATCGTGTTGAACTGCCGAAGTACACTTGCCCTAACAGGAAAATAATCCTGTGGAGCATCGTTGTCGATGATTGAATCTGTTCTCTTGGTTTGAACAGGCATATAGTTCAAAAACCCAAGTTTTGCATTAGTTAGTTCTCTATCAGCAGAGGATATCAATTTATGGTCATTTAAGTGATATGTTCTGTCAAAAGAGTTGTGGTAATCATATTCGTAATACGACATCTTTTTAGTAGTGATGTCGTGAGTCATAAGATATCCAGAATACATTCCAGTTCTGTACTCCATCAATCTATCAAAATACGAAGACACATTGTAATCTTGTACTTTTTCAAGGTATCGATTTACGTTGGAGGTGTTTACAGAATTGTTAGGCTCGTAACGATACGTCATTACTGGCGGTAAAATAGACCTACCAACTATGTCTGCAAAATGAAACCCATCAACGTCCTCATAGAAGACAAAGCATGATGGACCTCTACCATTTGACGGACCTGGAGTAAAGGCTCTCTTCGCTAACCAGTTGATTGAATTGATTGGTGTCCAGTATGGAAATATAAACTGAAAAGACTTGTTGTTTGTTTCATCTATACTGATACCGATAGAACCTTTGAAGTTTTCATCAAATATTTCTTTGGCTATTTTACCTATCGATCCTTTTTTAGAACACGATATCTTTCTCTTGTTATTATCATATTGAACAACACTGATAAACTTCATTTTGCACGTTTCAGACTTCTCGTTGGTGGTTCTTGATTTGCCGAAAATGGCAAAAATCCTGGCAACTATGTCAACAGTATCTTTTGCACCTTTTGTTCGATATGAAATTTCAATTATTTCATTCCCAACAATTGGAATAGTTTCAGAGTAGTTTAGGGTATCAACTATCGTCAACTCACCAATCATTTTGGTATCAAAGATGGTTTCGTAAATAACAACCTCAACAAACTGCGGCAGCAAGTTTATAGGATCGCCACCTTTAGTAGATGTGATCTGTAACTTGAGTATCTCAAAGTCATTTTGCTTTATATAAGCATTTTCTTCTTTTGCGATATTAGGCATTTCTCAAAAAGTTCTCCACGTCTCTGTTTACATCTCTGAGATATCTACCATCAACAAGAACTATATTTCGCTTCTCATCATTTTGTGATATCTCGTAGTCTCTATTTGTAACAAGTTCATTGGCATAGTCTTCCAAGACGTAACGTCCAAGTGGGGTTGCCCCGAAAGTAAACCCAAAACTTGAGGTGGACAAAAACTCACCATGAAGAGATGATGGAACTCTTGGATCAAGTATTTCACCATCCGAGTTTTCAAAGTGGTGTGCTGCATATGGTGACTCTATCACTTTTCCTATTCTGGCAACGTAATAAGTTGTAACACCCAACGCATTGGTGTTTGCACCAGCAATGTAGTCTCCTTCAGCGGGAATCCACGCGGTCTTCTGTGTAAAGTCCATCACCAAACGACAATACTGAGGATCGTATTCTACGACTCTTGCATTCATCAAGGAACTTTGAATAGATGGCTGTAGGCTTGCATTGGTTTGCGTGGTTGCATAGACAATGTCATTCGTTCTAAAAGAACCTTCAAAGGCTTTTGTTCCACCGACATCGGTGAGAAACAACGTGTAGCCGGGATATTTTTCGTTGACGTAGTTATCCAAAGAATTTGATGATAAAACCCAATCGTAGTATGGATTGATTAGATTATTAAGACTCATCACCACCCAATTCATATTGGAGTCTTTGTAGACACGATCTGCCAAAACTTCTAAACGATCTGTGTCGTTTATAGTCACATTGATTGGGTATGCCCCCTCATCAATTACGGTTTGTTCTACCTTAAACCGAACCGTGATGTCGGACATCTCACGATAGCCATATGGAGTGATGTAATTTACTCTTGGTAATTTATCGTACATTTTAGTATCCGTGTACTATGTGTTCGTTCGTCAACTGTTCCATTTCTTGGAATCCAAGTTCAAGACGAATGAATGCTGGCTTTGAATCGGTGAAGGTCTTAAAATCACCAGCAGCAGCATAATCCACATTTATTGATTGGAGTGCGAGTCTTGGTAGTTTTGGTAGGTTGTCGTTTATCACAATCATCCCACTTGGTTCTTCGATTGTAAAAAACGACATCTCAAACTCCGCTGGAAATGTGAAGAAGTGTCCACCACCACCCTGAAGACCAGGATAAGCATGATATCGAAGCATTCGTATGATATTGAGAACCGTCTCCGCTTCCTTTTCATTTCGTGGGGCAAAATCGAAGGTGAAGTTGTGGCTACGAGTTCCGACATCACGGAACATCATTTCCCTTCTAGGATTCTGAACTGTTCTTTGTTGTGCTGCTCGTATAGCACCCGCATTGACTTCCTGTAAATTCTCACCAAAAGGTATTTTTCCTGCTATGGCACTAACCGCGTCAGAAATTCCTTTTCGCCCAACTTTTTCAATCGCAGCAGATACGGCTCCTCTTTTTCCAGTTAGTGCATCTAACACCATTTTAGAAGTTCCCATCTCTTCTTCGGAATATATCAACTGATCATTTATAGAAAACTTTTGTGGCATGTAAAGGCATATGGTGTCTTTAGACTTCACATTTGCGTTATTGAAACGTCGGTTTGCCAAAAGTATATTTTGTTCTTCGCGTGGGCGATTAACTGCTCTACCCGAAGCACCTCTACGATTATAGTTTCTTGGATTTTTGTTTGCTTCTGCAAGGTTGTCTCTGAGAGACGCTTGTCCGTAACTAGCAACAAATTTCGTGGTGTTCAGTAAGCCTTCTGTTACAAAATTATATATTGACTCTATTCTTCCAACGTCACCAGCACCTTGAATAAGTTTATCATTTGAACCTATGTTTTCATCCGATGTTAATCCTAAAGATCTTAAACCTTCTGATGAGAAAATTGCTTTGGAGTACCTATCTGCTTGTGCTTGTGAGTAGCCAGCCTGAATGAGAGTATTATACGTTGCTGTCTCATTATCACCAATCAACCAGCCCTGTCGAGCCTCACCCGCAGTCTGATTTCCTCCTTTAGCCAAAATGGAACTTGTTACTTGATTGTATTCTCTGGTTGAGAGACGAACCTCATCGGATGTTCCTTGATAAATATTGAGTGTGATGAAGTGTCTAAATCTTCGATTCTTACCCAACTCTTGTGGGTATACGAGAAATGATGGGATTCCAAGTATTGCGTTTTGTTGGTCTGGATCTATTTGAATGCGACCATTTTCGTCGGCTCCACCAAACTCAGAACCCATGTTTCCCTGTGATGATGTTGCATTGATGAGTTCTTCTAATGATCGATCACCAGGACGGTAATATGATGTCTTTTCTTTGGAGCGCGAGTTACCACCAGCCGCACCGAGTATGGGATACTCAAGTTGGTTTGGAATCGTTTGATTTTCTGTGTAATATAACTTCTCTATGTTCTTTCGTTCAGGCATATGGTTAACCGAGAAAACAAGTTCCTACAGGGCGTATTCAGTCCAAAGAACCCCAAGAAGTATAGGGGTGATCCCACAAAGATTATGTATAGGAGTTCGTGGGAGAGAAAGTTTATGGACTATTGCGATTTGAAGGAATCCATCGTTGAGTGGTCGAGCGAATCAACAATCATTCCATACCACTACGACCTCGACGGAAAGACCCATCGATATTTCATAGACTTCAAGATTGTCGTGCGAGAGAAGAACGACATTCTACAAACGTATCTGGTTGAGATAAAACCAAAGAAACAAACTCAGCCACCAAAGCAGCCGAAGAGAAAAACCAAAACTTACATGTATGAGTCTTTTCAGTACGTCAAAAACCAAAATAAGTGGGATGCTGCAAAAAAGTATGCAGAAGTCAGAGGGTGGAAGTTCATTGTCTTGACTGAAACAGATCTTGGAATCAAAAACTAATGCAAAATCAAAACGAGCCAATGACCCTCAAAGTAATCTTTGAGCAACTTCAGGCAATGAAGGACGAGGATTTGGATTCTCCAACGGAAGACCAAGAAGTAGCATCATTGCGGTGGTATGAGCAATACACAGTAGAAGCATACCGAGAAATAACAGAGACGAGTGAGCGATCATACAAAGACAAACAGCGAATTTTGCAAAACAGTATACCCGAATACTATACACCAATTCAAAAAGCGGGAACCATGTGGTCTTTCTTATATGAAGCAGACAGCGACCGTCTTCAGTACTGGGACAGGATTCCGTTAGTCTTGAGAATGATCGACAACAAAGATGATACCAACACTTTCATGGGGATGAATCTCCACTATCTCTATCCCCGTTACAGAAAGATTTTGCTTTTGAGTTTGTTGCGGCGAGTTACGGGTGATTTGGAAAATGAAAATGCCAGAATAACTAAACTGAATAGTACATCGCTGTTCAAATTTCCTGATAAATATGGAAGAGCCTGTATTCGTCGCTACAAATACGACAACATTCGAAGAAAACCTATTCGTATACCACCAGAACACTGGCTCAAAATGATTTACCTACCAACATATCACTTTGTTGGCGGAAGACCTAATAAGGTGTGGGCAAAGACTTATGAAACAATGAAGAAGATGGGATTAACAAAAAGGTAATCGATGACGCAGTTTCAAGGAACCAACAACCCCAACCCACTATACGTTCCACCCGATCTAGCAGCAAAAAGCGCACAACAGGCTCTAGAAGATTTGGGTCTTCGTGGTTCTTCTATTCAAGACTCAAATCCTATCACAAACTCAATCGAATCGCAGATTGCCCAAACCAACGCTAGAATCGAAAAGTTTTACGACGATCTCATCAATGAAACTGGTGGTATGAAATACCGCGATCCGCTGACGAGTAATATCTCGCGACAGATGGCACATATTGCGGATATGAACTTTTACTCAAGACCAACGAGGTTCTATTTTGAAATCGAAGGTCTTGGCTGGGCGCAAAACGAAAGACTTGTTCGCAATTGTCAAAACACAGTAATGCCTGGTCGTGCATTGCAAACACAGCCACTAAAAATCTACGGACCACCTGTAGAGTATGCATATGAAGCAAACTATGCAAATGAGTTGCAAATGACATTTCGCGTAGGCGAAGATCTATTCGAACGAGATTTCTTCGAAGGTTGGATGGGATCTGTGTATTCGCCAATGACAGGCGATCTTCTCTACCCAGACACTTACATGACAAACATGCGAATCTACCAACTCGACCGAAGAGATCTCAAAGTCTACTGCACAGAACTATACAATGTGTTCTGCAAGAACATATCTGACATAGAACTATCAACTGATGCAACGGATCAAATCACGACGATAAACGTCACTCTTGCTTATTCCGAGTATCAAGTTGTTGGCAAGAGAAACTTCCCATACTATGTCAGAAAAGATCGCGGAGAAACCGAAGAAACAACCACGATTCGATCCAAAATTCAAGATTCTATATCTCAAGCAGAAAAAGTACACCAAGTCCGTCTTGATCGTGGTGTCCAACGTGCTGGTGATATTCGAAATGAAGTTCGGGAAGCATTGAATCGAAATAATTGATTGACCCTTTCAACAATGGAGTAAATGATGTCATTACCAACACTTGGAATACCAAAATACAGAGTAACAATACCTTCTACGAAGAAAGAAACGACATTTAGACCGTTTCTAGTCAAAGAACAGAAGGTTCTCTACATGGCTCTTGAGAGTCAAGATGATAAGCAGATACTTGATGCCATGTGCAACATCATACAATCATGTGTTGATGGTATTTCAAGCATATCAAAGATGCCAATGTTTGACATCGAATACCTGTTCACCAAAATCAGAGCAAAGTCTGTGGGTGAAATTGTCGAAGTGAAGGCTAAATGCCCTCAATGCCAAAAATCGAATGAACTTTCGATCAATTTGGATGAGGTTGAAGTCCAATTCCCCGAATCCATATCAAACAAAATCATGATAAGCGACAAAGTCGGCATTGTCATTCGATATCCATGCATCACCGATGCTCGCTCCAATCTAAACAACATGAGCGTCGAGGAAGTTTTACACTTTGTGGCTAATTCGATTGAGACTGTCTTCGACGAAGACAACGTATACACAAGAAAAGACTTCACCGACGAGGAAATCCAAAAGTT